GCAACAAAGACACAGAAAATTCATATACCGATGAAACGGGCTCATCACAAAGCGGAAGTCAAGAATCGGGATCCACCACAGGTAGCGATGAAAGTAGGGTTATTAAAAAAAAACACATGAGTCCAAAAGATATAATTAGAAATGAAATTAATGAAAAGCGAGAAATTCTTTATCAACTTGAGCGATTAGAATCAAAGGGTTTTAAATTACCATTCAAATTTAATATGAATTCTGATGTTGAAGAAATGAAATCTGAATATAATCGTATTGTTCGAGAAAAAGAGATGGATGGTAGTGTAAGATTCCAGCAAAAAATGCTCATGGCATTTGTATCTGGTGCAGAATATATGAATACACGATATGACCCATTTTCAGTTAAATTAGATGGTTGGTCTGAACAAGTAAATGAAAATATTAATGATTATGATGACATTTTTGAAGAATTACACTACAAGTATAAATCATCTGGAAAGAAAATGGCGCCGGAATTAAGATTATTTATGTCACTTTCTGGAAGTGCTTTCATGTTCCATTTGACAAGTAGAATGTTCAAAGAACAACCAATGCCTGATGTAGAAAATGTGCTTAAATCAGACCCCGAATTAATGAAACAATTTCAAAATGCAGCAGCAAAACAATATATGATGGGAAGTGGGGGAGCTCCCAAATCGGCAAATATTGGTAATATGCCACAACAAAATACAAGTAGTTCAAGTATGGGTGGTGGTGACATGGGATTATTTGGCATGGTAAGTAATTTATTTGGATCACTAAATAGTGATCCTATGCAATCAGATATGTCTTCTCGATTCCAAGAAGCACCGCAATATAGCAAATCAGCAGATGATGTAGATAATATAATAAGAAATGTTCACAGTAATATATCAGTAGAAGACGACATTGATAATCAAATTGAAACTTTATCAGTTAGTGATGAAGAAATAACATCTATAATTGAAGATACTGCTGATATACAAATTTTGAAAAAAAGCGGAAAAAACAAGGGAGAGACACGAACTTTAAATATTTAATATAAAAGTATTTATAAAAATAATAGTTTATTTATCTTTTTCTGCGAACATTAGTTATTTTTTTAGCGCTTTTCTTCACGAAGCTACCTATTTCTTTGGCAGATCTGGCGATTCTGTCAGGAGTACTTTTGAAGGTACGCATGGGATTACGGATAGTTTGTTCAACTTCCGATTCGAAATCTTCAATTTTATCAAGAAGATTGCTTAAAGTTATTATTAAGATTGGGATGATTATTATAGTGAATAATAAAGTTAAGAATAAGAATAAAGATATCATAGTGCCAACGGCAATAACATCTCTAGACATATCTTCCGAGCATTTGCATTTTTCATTAGTTAAATATCTTACATAATCGAAAGCATAGTATATGTATACTACAAATAGTAAGAAGAATACAAAAGTTGCAATAGCTAATAATTGTACAACTACACCGCCCATATTTTTAGCTATGGATTTTAGCGAGATAAATGCGGTAATAAAGAAATATACTAAAGCAATTATAGTGAAATTCTTGATGAAATCTTTGTTGGGGTGTTCCGAACATTCACAACCGATATTTTCTAACTTGTGTAAATAAGCGTAAATTATTACTAATAAAATTACGAAAATCATTTGAATTATTAAACTACTGTAAAAAGATAGATTGTTATCTTCCCTCATAATTATTAACGTTTCTTACTCTATATTATAATATAGAAATTATTTATTTTGTAAATCTAATATATTATATAATAAAAATTTTGTTGAGTTATTAAATTTTAGAATATCAATCTTCTTAATTTTCTCAATAATATCATTGTTTTTAGTTATATTTAATATTTTATAAAGCTGCTCTAAAAATATATCCAATATGTGTTTATAGGATGTATTATCCTCCAATATCTTTGTAGTATGATTAAATAATTCATCTTGTAAAATGTTTAGCTCGTTAATTTTAAATTTTATCCATAAATTATTAAGATTATTAATTTGTTTTTTCCATTTTACATAATCACAATATAAATCATATTCATCATTAAGAAGCAGAATATTATTATCGTAAATAGTGTTAGGCGGGTCCCATTCTTTATTCTTGATATACTTATTCCATTTATAATCAATTTTATCCTTCAAAAAATCATCATTAAAAAATGTTAAAACATTTGTATATAAATTATTATCGTTAGATTTAACATAATCCCAAACTAACTCAAATATATTATCTTTATCATTTGCATTAATTAATTCCTTGATATTATCATATATCGTGGATTTATTTTTAGTAGTTAATTTGTTCAATAAACCTGTTATTTTTCTCTTCAATATTGAATCATCCGTAAAATCAGGTATAATAATATGAAATCTATTTTTTTGTCCGTAATTTTTATCTTTTTTAATATTATTTTTTTTAACCCACATCATTTTAGGATCATAATAAGAATTTAAACAATTATAATTGCTTTTTAAATCAATGGCTTTATTGACAATATTTTCAGGTACATTAGTTAATTCTTTATATTTATACTCAAAATAAGATATCTCTATCTTAATAATACTATCATTCATTATATAATATAAAATATAAATAATCTTATATAATTAAATACATAAGGCGAAAATAAATATATATATAAAATGACAATCGCTATTAAAGGGATTGAAGCATTTCATGATTTTGTAAACTATCTTGAAGATATTTATAGAAATCAATTAATTTATCGTACTTTGATAATATATAATTCTAATTTAAACATGTATAAATATTTGCTCGAACAAAATGATAACAGTGTACATGTTGTAAATATGTGTGATAATATTGATTATGATAAAATAGATAGTAGAATTTTATTGGTTAATAAAAATATATATAATGATTTTGTTGCAAAGCATGGTAATAGCTTTTATAATTTAGTTATTTTTACACCATGCTGTAAAAATATTATCTAATATTATTTTAGAGAATAATGGCTAAAAATAGTTTAAGAATAGAATATGCTATATTTGCTACTTTTATACTTGTGCTTGTTGTTTTGCTTTTAAATAGCAGTAATGTTTGCGAAAAATTTTTTAGCGCTGATAAGAGATATTCATTAGAATATTTCTATATGAACGGGTGTGGACATTGCGATAGTTTTAACAGTAGTGGTGTATGGGAAAAATTAAAATCTAATCACCCTGATAAATGCTCCTTTAAAAAATATGAATTAAATCAATCAAAGGAAAGAGTGAAAAAATTTGATATTACTGGCTTTCCAACAATTCTACTTGTTGATAAAGATACAGATAAAAAAATTTCTGAATTTACCAATCAACGTACATATGAAAATTTAGAAAGATTTATAAATAAATTATAATATATAAGATATTATTAAGGTAATTAATATAATTAAAATGGGTGGCGGTTTAATGCAGTTAGTATTAAAAGGTCAAATGGACGAATATATAACAACTAATCCATGTATTGATTATTATAAATATGTTTACAAAAAACACACTAATTTTTCAATGGTAACAGAAGAAATACAACCTGATAATAATGCGAATTTGGGTTATAGAAAAGGTGTTAAAATGACTTTTAAAATAAAAAGGCATGCTGATTTATTATCAAAAATATATTTATCGTTTATAATACCTGATATATATTCAAATAATGATATGCGATTTAGATGGGTTGAAAATTTAGGTTTCAACTATATTGCGAGAGTTGAATTACTAATTGATGGCAAAACAATTGAAAGATTATATGGTGATTGGATGAATATATGGAATGAACTTACAAATAAAGACGGTATTGAATATAATAAATTAATTGGTAATGTCAGCGAATATACAGCACCATATAGTTTTCAACCTAAATTTACAGTAATTAACAATAAATTATATAATGTTAATTATCCTGTTAGTACTATTAATGACACAGTGCCAAGTATTAAATCGCGTGAAATACAAGTACCTCTAAATTTTTGGTTTACACGTAATCCTTCATTAGCTATACCATTATTAAAATTGGCTAATAATGAAATAACAGTTGATCTTTATACTAATGAAAGAGGTTTTGAAGGATTGTATAAAGTTTGGAGTGAAAAATTAGGTATGTATATTAGTAGTAGTTTTTATAATGAATTGTATAATGCAAATATTTCTATTGACAATTTTACAAAAACACCCGGTCACGATGTTAGAAATAAATTATTTCTAACATATGTATTTTTAGATACAGTTGAAAGAGCAAGATTGTTAATTGAAACCAATAGTATTGATTATGTAATAGATACTGTTAAATTAACGGAAGATAATATAGATACTTCGGCAGAAACATCATTATATACTAATATAACAAATGCAAATAACCACATTAAAGAAATTATATGGTTCATAAGACGTAATGATGTAATTGATAATTTTAATGATTATACTAATTATACAGCTTCTGCGCAATATATGGAGAATATGGGTATATTAAAAAGCGCAAAAATTTATTGGTCAAGAGACACTGAAAGAGCAAATTTCCCAGCAAATTATTATAATCATATACAACCATATTATCATCATACAAATATTCCAAGAACGGGTATTTATTGCTATTCTTTTGCACTATTTCCTGAAAAAAATAATACTTCAGGATCTTATAATAATTCTAAAATTACTACATCATTGTCGATTACTACTAATCCCTATTTTAACGATCCAGTTTTCAATAGTATACAAAATATTACCAAATCAATATTAGGCTCAAATTATAATTATAATGTAAAATATAATGTATCATATTTTGTAAGAGATATAAATGTATTATCTGTAATAAATGGTAGTGCGCAATTAAAATTTGTTTAATTTTTTATATTCTTTAAAAATAAGTATAAAGAATGGATTTATTCTCTTTAATAATAATTATATTTGCAGGATTCATAATCAAATATTTAACAGATATCATTAGCTCTCTCACAAATGAAATAAAAGAAATTAAAACAAAATGTATTAAACCTTCGAGTACTGAAAATTTCACATATTCAACTAAAAATCCCACAGATAAAATGAGTTACGATTTGATAAATAATATTTCATATTTAAAGAAATTTTTTGGATGAAAACATATATAAATAATATAGCCTTATATACTTATAATGATATAATGCCCAGAAAATCCAAAAAACAAGATGATAATGCAATAGAATTAAAAAAAAAGAAAAATCTCATGAATACAATTGTCAAGGACGTTAGTGTGATAGAAAATCAAGATATTATTTTACAGTTACCTATAACAGATATTGAAAATGAATGCGTAACTACAGAAAAAATAGATTTACCTAAACCTTATGAACCCGATCATTGCTTTATAAATGAATCAAGAACTTATAATAATATTCAAAGTAACGATCTGCAAAATATAGATACAAATAATGAATACATGTTAGATTATAATAATACTAAAGCCATATTAAGTAATACTAATAATTGCTACTGGTGTTGCCACCCTATAGAAAATAGAACATATGGAATGCCATATAAATATAATGTTAAAACCGATAGCTATGTTTTATTTGGTGATTTCTGCTCTCTCGAATGTGCAAATGCATATAATTTTTCTTCACATTGTGGGAGCGATAAAGTATGGGAAATAAATAGTTTTATTCAAATGCTGAGTAAACATTATGGATGTACTAAACCAATAAGACCAGCCCCATCAAGATTCTTATTGAAATTATTCAATGGTCCATTATCAATTGACGAGTTTAGAAAAAGTCATACAACAAATGATAAAACACATATTATGAATTTACCACCAATGATTACGACGACATATAATTATGAAATAGTAAACACGTCTTATATTAAAAATATAACAGATAATATTGACAATCAAGGTAAGGAATTATCTAAAAAATCATGCGATATTGAAAATAAATTAAAAATAAATTAATATAAAAAATAATTACTATTAATAGGATATATGATATCTTAAAATAACAATGATTAAAATTAAAGGAAGCTATGTAACACTTTGTAAACTAATTTTTCGTAAATCCAGTAAAAATTTGCAAAATTTTAATTGGGTTTATAATCATAACAGTAAATTAAAATATAAATTATGTGATTGTAACAACATTAATTGTTGCAAATCACCTTATAAAAATAATAATTTAAATTATTAAAAATTGATATAAGGACTATTGTCTTTATATAATATGCATAATGTCAGACATTTACTTTTCATCGTATAGAATTTCAACTATCACTTGTAATGCTAATATCGGTATTAATCTAAATATTGATTTAAATTTGCTATTCAATAATATAGCAGTAAAAGAAGAATGTTTTGATTCCAAAGAAGGTATTGTTTGGATTCAATATATGAAAGATGGTGAAGATATATCAAGAGGAACATATCCAAAAAAACGTAGAAAAAGCAAAAAAGATAAAGCAAATAAAAACAGATTTGACAATCAAGTAACAGTTATATATATGTTTAATAATAATTATATTCCTAATGTAAAAATATTTAAAAATGGCAATATACAATTAACGGGTATTAAGGACGTTAAACATACTGAAATAATTGTTAACTATATTATTGCAAATATTAAAACTATTTATGAAAACGTTTCAAATAAAATAATATCCGATGATACTGATATCAATAGTTTAAAATACCAAAACTTTAAAATTAGAATGATTAATACTGATTTTAAGGTTTATACTGATAAAGAAATGACTAAGGGTTTTGAATTAAAAAGAAAGGATATTCATAAAATGTTTATTAGCGATGAATACAATAATAAATGCTCGTTTCAACCCGGAATATATCAAGGTGTAAAATTAGAATATTTCTGGAATAAACTTAGCAAAAATAAAAATGGTATATGTCAATGTCCTACTAATTGCTATGGCAAAGGCAATGGTGAATCTATTGGTAATTGTAAAAAAGTAACAGGGGCGCTATTTGAAAGTGGTAGTATTTTAATTACTGGTGGTATAGCATTTGAACAAGTTAATGAAACATATAAATATATTTGTGATTTTCTAAGAAAACATAAGGATATCATTAAAAAACCTCAGCCTAAAATATTGTTGACATAACAACTGAAGTTATAATTATCATCTGTTTTATCATATTTTTTATATAAATCTGTTACGATTATATTGTTACCAGGTCTATTATATGAAGGTATATGGTGACTTGCGTAAAACTGTGCACTATAAGAGATTGCATCTGGATTAACATATGGTGCTAAATACATATTTCCCCATGGTTTTTTATCAAATAATACGTCGCCAGTATATAATCCCGCATTTTTTGGAGGAGGCGGAACAGGTACATCGGGTGCATATTTTAATTCAGCATATTCTAATTCTTTTTTCATTATAGATCTCTATTATATTATAAAGGATTTTATTAAAATGAGTACATAATTTTATTTTTATTTAATTTTTATAAACTTTTTAAATTTCAAGAGATTTAGAGAATTATGTACTCATTTTAAAAACAAAATATATAAAGAGTATTATAGAAAGAGTTATATAAAATGGGAAAAAAGGATAAAAGACAAAAGACATCTGATAATCACGATTTTGTTAAAGACGGTATGGAAACTAATGAAATTAAAACAATAGTTCAAGATATTATGCTTTATATTGAAGAAAATAGAAATAAGATGGAATTTAAAGATATTATTAACAGTTTAAAAGATAATATAAATAGAGTTGAATTCTTTGAAGAAAGATATCCATTATTATATGAAATGGTAACGCGCGAACAAGGCTTCGAATATCGAAGTTTAGAGTATTTTCTAAGTATGCGTGAAAACATTATTCAAAATAAAATAACAAGTGAAGATGCATCTAAAGTTGTAGGACAAGTATGGTTTGATAAATATTGTAAAAAAGAGGTCGAAAAATAAAAATTGATATAAGACTTATAGCTCTTATTAAGATTAATTATGAATTCAAATCCTCAAGTTGCTAGTTTCCCCAAACACGTCAATGAAGTAATTTCAGAGACTTTTAATATTTACAATAGTATTAATGATGATAATAAAACATATGCTAACTGTCTTATTATGGTATTAAAAAAATATCATTTGTGGCCAAATATCAAAGTAAAGAAATTTAAGAATCTTTCTGATATTGTTCTTCTTCACAATAACTATAAAATGGGAGAAATTTATGAATATCGCGAATTATACGAGCAATGTCGTAGTATTGTTCTTGATTTTACACAATCATTCAATAATAATATTGTTGTAACTTATGCGAATTCTATTCCCATTAGATGTGATCAAACTAAATATGTAACAGAGCTTTATAGTGATACCGATAAATGTTATGAAGCTTATGATGGTACAATGATTACTGTATACAATCATAATGGAGAATGGTACTTTGGTACTTCAAGTTGTCCCGATGCCAATAGTTCAAAATTCTCTCATCCTACTAAAACACATGGCAATATGTTTGACGAGATTTTGTATAAAATTTACAGTAATCAACTAATGCCGGATGAGAATAATTTGAATTATGCTGATATGTCCAAATTGCTAAGATCTAAATTTGTTGCATATCTCGATCCCAATTTAGCATACGAATTTATTATTGTACATCATGAGAATATTCATATTATCGATTATACAAATTTTCTTGGAGAAAATTATAAAGAATTGGTTCATGTTAATACTAAAAATAGAAATACTCTCGTTGAAGAAGACGTCTTTATGACTCGTGTAAAAGACTTTGAAGCGATAGGTATTAATTATCCAAAAGAATTTAGCAATATTAATGAAGCAACTGGATATATCAATTCAAATCCTTATAGTTATGGTCTTATTATTAAAAAGAAAACTGCAGATAATACTATTAAACTGTATAAAGTGTCCACAGATATTATCAATCATCGCGAAGAAACTGATCCATGCCATCCTAATACATGGATGAACATCTTGGGTGTATATATGAAAAATAAACATAATTATACAGTTAAAGATTATATTAGCACATATGTTCCGAATCTTATTCTGCCTTTAGATAATAACAATAGACATATTGACCCAACATATCTTGTTCATACTATTATCTCAACAATTAAAGATAGTTTGTATAGCTATTATCTATCAACCACAACATATTATCCCAAATATGGAAGATATAAAATGAATAAGGATCTCGATAAGCAATTTCCGCCAATTATTCAATATCATTTGGCTCAACTTAGAAATCTACAAGTATCAACCTATAAAGATAAAATGATTACATCCGCTAATATTTATTACTATTTGTGTCAATGTAACGATGCTAAAAATATTAAAACACTAATTCAGTTCTTCGCATCTAATCCAATTAATGAAATGAATCCCAGAACTTCCATGTGTTTTGCAATTATGAATAGCCTGATTTCTTAAAAAAACTTATTATATTTAATTAGATAGTATTTAATATAAAATGAGTTATTTTTCAACTCAAGGTTGGATATATATTATAATTAGCATAATAACAACTATTATTGCTCTAATTTTAAACATTTATTTAGAAGGCGCTGGATTATATATGTTTGGATATTTAATATACATATTAATAATATTACTTACAGCATATAATATAACATGCTTAACATCTGGTGAATGTTATTTGTGGAGTTGGATAGTTACTATATTGTCCACATTACCAATGATATTAATAATCGTTATGATTATTTATTATTTATCATCGAGATAATATTTTTTATCCTTTTTTATAATAGATTATGTATTCAAATAAATTTATTAAAGATTTTTATGATGATTTAAAGACAAATCAACAAGAGCTAATTAATAATAAATATGATCAATGTGGAGGATTCTTAATAACTGATAAGCAATTAAAGCAAGCTAACTTGCAAAATGAATTTAATATTATTAAAAACAATATTAAAGATTCAATAAATAATAAAGTTAATAATTTGCTTAGCACAATAGAACAAACAGGAGGAGGATCGAAGACTAATAAAAATAATAGTTATAAAAGCAAAATAAAGTCATTGATAAGCATGATAAATAAAAGTTGCAAAGAGGAAGCTAAAATGGTTAGGAATATTAAAAAGCAACAAGAATGTATCAAAAAGGGTAAGGCGCATCAACTTACAGAATATCAAAAACAATTTGATAAGAATATGAAAAATGTGCAAACTAATAATACGAAAATTATTAAAAAGGAAACGGAACTTAATAAAAGTCTACGAAAATTAGATGATAAAATAAAAAATAAAAAGCAAATGCAACTTGCTAAGGAAAAAAAGAAAATTAATAAACAAACTTATAACAGAATACAACTTATTTTAAAGAAAATTAGATAAATTATTTTTATTAAAAATTGATATATAAGATATAGATTTTATTAATATATAAGTAAGAATAGAATGTTCGAAAAATATACCTTTGATATTAAAGATCCTTCAAATAATCATAGTTTTGAAATACATGATGTTGATTTGGCAATTGTAAATGGGTTGAGACGCACAATTTTAACAGATATACCAATTCCAGGCATTATTGGTGAAAAACTTGATAAAGAAGAACCAACAGTTACTATTATTAATAATACTGGGGCATTACATAATGAATTTATAATTCACCGTATTGGCTTAATTCCTATTTGCTTAACAGAAGAAGAAATAGAAAGTTACGAAGATAATTCTTTAGTTATTGAATTAAATGTTAAAAATGAAACTCCAAAGATAATTAATGTAAAAACAAATGATATCAAAGCATATATGAATGATGATCCTGTGCCTGAAAAAAAATTGGTTGAATTATTTCCACCAAATAAAGTATCGAATGATCATATATTAATAACGCGTCTAAGACCTGGTGAACATTTGAATTTTAAAGCTCATGTTGTTAAACGTATAGCAAGAGATAATGCATCATTTAATCCAGTTTCTCTATCTAATTTAGTTTATATTCAAGATCCAACGGAAGCTGCGAAACATGATAGCATATTAGATAAGGAAAGATGTTACTATAAAAATAAATACGGGGATCCCATCAAATTTAGATTTGATATAGAATATATTAATATTAATGTAGGCCCCAAATATTTAATTGCTAAATCGCTTGATATTATAATTGAAAAAATTAATAATATTCGACAAGAATTAGTAAAATTAGAAACATCTAATAAAGTAAAATTGCAGCAATTTCAAGATATAGAAGGATGTTACGAATTTATAATTGAGAATGAAGATGATACTGTTGGTAACATTATTCAGTCATATATTCATAATAAATATATTCGTGAAAAAAGCAAATTCAATGATCATATTTGCGTATATGTTGGATATATTTGCCCACATCCACTAAAACAACTCATGATTGTAAGAGTAACATTAGAAGATGTTACAGATGAAAAAATAATTACCAGTTTCTTTGAAGCAAATTGCAAAGATATTATTGACAATTTATCTAATATTAAAACAAAATGGAACAAATTTGCAATTGAAAATAATGTTTCGTAAAATATAAATATTTTATATATCTTTGTATTAAAAGAGAAAGGTATATCAGGATGTCTGTTGAAATTGAAAATAATATCTTTAATATTGAAGATGAAGAATTAGATGATATAGAATACTTAGAAATTTTAAGCTTAGATGAAATAATTAAAGACAATCCTCTTTTTATTGCTTTATCACGAAATGATATATATGAGAATTTACATGAAATGTTTCAAGATAGAAAAAGATCAGAATCGGTAACGCAGTTGTTCTATGATATATTAGATAATAAAAAGCGAGAAAATGGCAATTTTGATAATTACAATAACTATATATTTAGTGTTGATGCTGAAAAAAAAACAAATACACTTGATATAGAAGAAATCGAAGAAGACGCTCGCTATTTCAAAAATTTATCTAAACTAAATACTGCAAAGCATGAAGAAGCGAAAAATAGATATTTTTTTTCAATAACTTATGATCCTTCATCTAAAAATATGAAATTAAAACCATCAAGTCACATAAACGCTTTAATAGAACCCAAAAACGAAAAATATCCTGTTTATTATCCAGTTTATCCGATCGATGATGTAAATTTGCCATTATTAGCAGCATATTATAAGATACCAGTATGTACAGTTAATGATTATGTATATACCAAAATTGCGTCACACTTATCTAATTCTGTAAATATAAATTATAATGAGTCAAGTAAAAGCAAAACTGTAAGCGATTTAGTTAAGAAGATTAAACCTACAATTCATGATATAGTAGATTATTTAAAAGATTGTTTTGCTCTTGATTATAGTAATATTGATAATGTATTTAAACGATTTGACCATTCATTAGATTTTATTAATGAAGAAGAATTTAATGTATTATGTGACCATATGATTAAATTAACAAGCTATGAAAAAGAAAGAAAAAATGTTAATAGACCATATAGAATTAAAAAAAGCGACTTAATTAATAAGAAATTAACATTCTTTGAAAAAATATCATCATCGATAAAATTAATTAAATTAGATGACAAAACAATTAATTTTTTAAGCAGCCTTAGAGAATCTCTTGAACAATATAGAGTTAATAATATAATTACCGAAGAACTCGTCGACTTAAAAAAAATTAACATTTATAATATTATTAATTCAATACACTATAATGACGCAAATACTGAAGAATTACTAAAAGGTATTAAGGCAACAATCAAAAACATAAATATAAATGAAAGTATTGAATCGATTGATAATATAATATCAACCCATGAGAATTTGGAAAATATTATAGATGAACACGAATATATGAAAATATTATTAGAATATTCCAGTGATCATATTTTTGATTATGATAAAGATGGTAAGAAATATTTATTATCATACCGCGAAGCAAAAGAAATTAAAGAAGGAGAAGATAGAGAAAATTACGAGGGTGGTATAGATAATGAATTTATTGGTGAAAATATGGATTTAGAAGACATGGATAATGTGGCAAATGATTTAGATGAAAACATTTACGGTGTTAAAAAATTTAATAATTTCGATAAATATCTCAAAAATATTACTTATAAAAACGAAGATGGATTCTTAGAATATTTGCGCATTATACTAAGCATAATAAATGAAATAAGTAGTTTATCACATCTCGAAATAGATTATGAATTATTATGTAATGAATTATTTAAATATTTTAAAAGTGTTCCTACAAAATATGACAGATTTAGAAAAGATTTTACAGATGCTGGTTTAGATATTGATCATAAATCTATTGATGATTTCATCAAAATAAAACCATCTATGATATTGGATGGTCTTGTTAAGGATCAAGATAGTAATGTAACAGATATAATATACAAAATAAATAAAAATTATTTATCTACACTTAATGATATGCTCGCGCACTCTTTAGCATTTTGGATTGTTAACTTGCAAGAAAAGATATTAGAAAATACAATATTAATTGATGATAATTACTTGAATAGCGCTTTTGTTGATAAATGGTATTTATATGGTTCGCCATTGAACGGATTAGAAAAAACAGCGAAAAATGGTGTATTACCTTATTTATTAGATGCTACTATAGATTATATAGCAAATAATAATGAATATATTATTGACGGTAATATTATATATGATAATGTGCGTTCTATAATAATAGATAAGTATGGTGAATTACTAAAAGAATTAAAAAAGAAATATGATTTAGATACTGAAAAAAAGAAAGTAGAACGGGGGATCAAAGAGCAAGCAAAATTAATTAAAAGTTATAAAGAGGGAAATAAAGAACAGCTTGAAAAGGATTTTATAAACGCACTTTTATATATGCCCGGTGTTAATTATAAAAAGATACATAAATATTTGCTTGGATGTTGCTTAAAAAAAATAGATGATTCTTTTGATACTGATGGTGATTTAGTTAAAGCAGGACGTAAAGATTTAATTGCTATTAAGAAATTTTATGGGAATAATAGAGTAACTAACAAATCACGTGACTTGCGCTATATACCTGAGTTATCAGGAATCAAAGATGAAATAATGAAGGATGATAATATTGATATTATTAAAATAAAAGATTATATTTATGATATAGCTAATAATGAAGAAATGGTAAATGATTGGCTTGACACAATGTATGATAAATCCCCTTTATTACCAAATAATATAATAGATGAATTTAAAAATAATTCTAAATTGATAGATAAATTAATTGAAGAAAATATTAATGTATTAGCTAAAACAGCAAGAATATCAAATAAAGAATTAATTAAAAAATTTGGAAATAAAAATATTAATGCAAAAAATATATTATTGAATATAGCTAAAATTCTATTTTTATATAAAAAAGAATATGAAGATGATAACATTAATTTATTAGTCAATAATGCTATTAAATACATAAAAGATATATTAAAAGATGTATATAAATTAAATAAAGTAATAAATGACGATGTAGTCTATGAAATAAATAGAATCAATAAATATATTGTTAGCAGAGCAATATGTCTTCCTTTTAGCCCAGAAAGTGCTACTAATGGTGGAAAAATACGCGCAGAAGTAGAAATAGCTAACGGTTTTGTTGAATTAAATGCTAAAAATATTTTAAACTATTTATTAGATTATTTTAGCGTATCAACATTTCCTACCATGGAAGAAAATATAGAATTTTTAAATAAAAAACGTGAAGAAAATAAACAGAAAAAATTAAGTATATTAAACGATAAAACTGTCGAAGAAAACCAGCTAATAAGCAATCTTAAAAAAGCTGGAATTAAAAATGATTTGATGGATGATAATAATGATAAT